CCTCCTAAAATTGGAGCCAACGGCACGGATTTGAACCTGCGGCCTGATGTTTACAAAACATCTGCTCTGGCAACTGAGCTACGTTGGCATTATACCGCCCTACAATCAACGTCAGTGGCGTTCTAAGAAGAAAGTAGTACTAATCCTTATCTATCCAAACCCTGTAGCGTAACGGGCATTGGAACACCCCAGTATCTGTCTTCCCTGCGTCCTGCTCCCACATAATTGCGCCCATAAACTCACGTACACACTTCATCCCTGTATAACCTGAGACTGTTAAACTAGCGTCTTCTAATACTGCTAATACTAAATCGGTTAGTACAGTGACGTGGGCTACTGAGGTTGAGCTAAGACATTCACCCAGTAAGTCATATCCTCCATCGTTACCTGACTAACGAAGTCACCCATAGGAACATCAGTATTTAATCCAAATGTCACATAAGGCATGGTTGAACCCTGCGGGGCTATCACGTTATAGGTTTTCATGTCGAATGTCTTGAACACAGCCGTGCCATCTGTGGTTGATGCACCATTAGTAGTAGACCACGTTGGTTCGGTATCAGCGTGGCTAGTTCCAGCGGTAGTACATACATAAGTGTGGTCATTATAGGTAGTGGGCTGGATAATATCTCCCACAGCCCTTACCGTAGCCTTCACCCACGTTGTAGGCCAAGTCTTTAGCATCGTAAAGAATCCCGTTAATGCTGCGTTAATCAAAGGTATCTCCCTTTAATGTTGCGATAATCTCATTACGCTTAGACTCCACAGCAGGGAATAGCCAGGGATGAGGAGACATCTTTGACGTGCCTAACTCTAAATATTTGCCGTAGTCTACGTTAGTACCTATCTCAACCTGCCCTGTTCCTACTACATGAGTAATAGAACTTGCCAGCCGTCCTGTCCTTCTTTGTGGCGCAGGTGGCTCGGTGGCGTTTATCTTGGCTTGCCGTTCAACAATAGCCCCCACTTTCTCAAGAGCTTTATCAATGTTGCTGTTTATCTTGCCCTCTATTTCTGTGCGATGTGATTTTATTATTATGCTTGACATTTAATTCCTTTTGTGGTAGTATGTTTATGGAGGTGGGAAATGGAAAAGATAATAGATTTTAATATTACTCCCGATTACATAATGGCTTGTGCATTATCGCCAACCACCCAATCTAAGTGTCCAGAAGATACAACTAAGTTTTTGGGTATCGAACGTGACCAGGTTGTTTGTTCGGAGCGTGGTAACTATTTCATAAGAATACGCAACTATACTATCCCAGCACCTTTTTATTTTTCACCCGTTACATGGATACCGAAACCAAGCACTTTAATTCCTCAGTGAGTATTGTAGCCACTTGATTGCCAGGTTATCACTTGCCAGTAGAATGTTTATTGGGAGTACGCCCTTAATCTCACACTCATCTTCTATCTCACGCATAAAGGCACAGGACTTGCGCCACCCTTCTTCTAATATCATTTCAGCTATCGGGTCTATTGTTCTTCTCATCCATCACCTTTACGAGTGCGTCCCTGCGTTCTGTTAAGATTTCAATCAACTCGTCTAAGGCAGATATAGCTAATAAGTAAGCGTTTCCTTCTGGTGTTTCCATTAATCTAGCTCAAGCACAAGGATTTCAAGATGCCCTGTACTAAGATTAGACGGTTTAACAACTCCTTTGATTTCAAAATATCGTGTTGAACCTGAGTCCCTTATCCGTGCTTTTTCATTTATCGTCTGTATGTTAGAGAATAATTTATGGGAGGCGAATACCGTTGTCTTATCGGCAGTCATCCTTTCCTCAATAGGTAGACTTGATAGACGACCACGAAAGGCTGTACCGTCAGCCCATACGGTTGTTCCACCCCCCATTCCGTCTGCCGTCAGTGTTGATGTTTGGGGATAAAAAGTTTCTATGAGCAATCCTGCGCTTATCATAAAATAAATCCTTAAAAAGACTTGACAAAGTATTTAATCTCCTGTAATATTAAGGTATGGAAAAACATATTATAGAAATCGATTCTTCTAAAAAGTGTCCTGACTGCGGGGAATGTGGGATTACATGGAGCGGACTTTGCCTATCATGTTTTGCGAAAAATTTACATGATATGAATTTCTTCCACTTAAACCACGTCCTTAAAACCTCAATCTCCGATAACTCTTAATGGTGTCATCCATCATTGATTTAATCATTCCATTTTCAGACATCTCTCCACCTCTGCCCGCTGCCCCTCTTACTGTGTACTCATAATCACCCAAGCGTTCTGACTGCATACCCTTCTTATCTCTAAGCTGGTAAAGTGCTACGCTTAAATCAATACACGCCTGTCTTATATCGGCTGGATACTGGTAGATGGAGATAGTAGCACCGTTTGAATGTGTCGCTTCGGTAGTCCCGTTTACTCCTGGCTCAGTTGTTAGTGTGCTTGAGCTTATAGAATAAATATAATACTGCTCCGAGTCTATCAGGATATTGTTGCCGGCTGACAGATTAGTAATCGCCGTCACGTCTATCGCTTCTTCACCCGCCGTCAAGTCCTCCGATATCGTGGTATCCGATACATAAGGCGTTGCCGATATCCCGTCACCGTATCCCCACGAACCCGCTATCTCCACCCCTATTTCTACCCCGTTAGCAAATGAACCATACTCCCCGTTGGGGTTGATTTCTATCCTTATCTTGGGGAGTTTATTATAAGAATCCTCCAGCCCGCCACCATAGAGAATGTAATTAGTGGCGGAGCAGGTCCATATCACTGAACCGTCCGTAGTCGTTCCAGCCAGGACAGTTCCCCAGGTTGGCTCGGTTGAATCGGTAGTGCCGGCCGTGGTGCATTTATATGAGTGTCTATTCTCTGTGACAGGTTTGACAAACTGACCAACTGTGTAAGCGGTGGATGCTACCCACGTACCTTCTAAGACGTTCTCATAAGTACCATCGCCTGTATCATCAGTCTTTAATGTGGACACGGAAAGTAAATCAGGAACCCATAAAGTACGACCTGCACCATCAAGGTATTTAGTGGCTGCTGTAACGTAGAAGTTTCGGTTAGTGTACTGGTCAATAGAACGTGAGGCTGACTCCGCCATCTTCCTTATAACAGTATCATCCGTAGTGGCTGTGATACCTAAGACACCTTTAATGTCGGCTATTGTTGCGTAGCACCCAAACCCCATACTAAACCTCCACTTCAATAGACAATGATTTTAGTAAGACATTTTCAGCCTCTAAATTAATAATTCTAGATTCCATAAACTTGATTCGTTCTTCCATAATGGTAATTTGTTTATGTCTATCATCGGAAACTAATTGTAGATTGTTTATTCGGTTATCATCTCTAATGTGGTTCTTGTGATGGACTATTTCAAATGGATGTAAATTTCTGCCCAAGGATTGTGCTATGATGAGTCGATGTTCCATGACATAATGATTACTGTTGGCCATAGAATAGAAGAAATTATCGGGATGCAAATAAATTAACTTGTAACCCTCGGAGGTTCTTCCTCCCTTATATCCAGCACCATGCTTGCCTTTAGTCACTTCTATTAATCTTTTAGTTGCTAATTTCAAATGACAAGGTTGACATCTTTTAGGAGGGGGTTTCGTTGGGCAAAATGAAGTCCACCTTTCTTTGCCACAATCGGCACAGGCTGTCCATGCACATTTATAATATCCTTTGAGCCCAATATCTTTTGCTAATCTAACCTCGCCTAATTGTGGTATCCCGTATCCCACTTGACAAGCCCCCTATTTTGTGTTATTATTTTATTGGAGGTGGCAGATAATGAAAAATATAATCAAAGATTATAAGGAAAATGCTTCCGTGACCTGCACAAAATGCGGAGGAATTATATGGTATGACAATCGTTATTCATATTTCCCAGATGCCATTGGTGGCTTTATCGAATATTGTACTGAGTGCGCTCCAGAACCCCCCACCTTTTCAATTGAACGTAGTACTGTTTCTTTGGTAAGGCAAACCTCAACACCAGATTCCTGATTATATCTATCAGCACGTCCAGGTTCTTCCGCATATAGGACAAGCTCTTACTCCTTTACTGTTAATTTTAAGTGGCCAGTCGTCATAAGGGCAGACGTTAGGACATCGTGCTTCCTCATCCCCTATTAACTCCTGCTCCTTGTTGTATTCAGCCATGTTTATTAACTGTTCAAATCCCATTAGACATATACTCCGGTTACAACCATATTAGTTCCAAGCGTCCCTACTCGTATCCCAGTAGAGAATACAAGGTCATGCGGGAATAGTAAGTATTTACTATCTCCTGCATCCACATAAACATCAAATACATAAATACTGTCCCCACTTATAGCATTGACGAATGATACGTTTCCCCCTGATGTTGTGGGATTAGAGACCTCAGCACACTCTAACCTTCCTGGCGATGATTTAATATTACCTGCTGCGGTTAATCTTGTAAAAAATGCTGGTTTTACTGTCATTTTGTAACCTCACTTTTTTGGGTTTAATATCGGAGGGGGTGGGGATTTACCCACCCCCAAAAAGAGGATGATGTCCAGCCCTTACGAGCCAGCGTCATCCGCATCCATAAACTTGTCGCATAAACCTTCGTGTTGCCATTTCAATAGTTCTTCCTTGTCAAGTTGTTTAAGAAACTTACCTATCTTCTTTTTAAGTCCGTCTGAAACTGGTATATCCCGTTCCTGTGGGATAGGTGTGCCGTCTTCTTTGGCTATCTTCCACTTGACCTCTTTCTCTTCCTGCTCAAACTCAAGGTCTGTTTCTTCTTCCTCGGTAAACAACCCCTCAAGTAATTCCCGTGCATCCTTCATGTTGGCATAGATCCAACCCTGAAGCTGTGGAAATATGTTCCTGAGTAGAAGTCTATCGAAAACATTTAGTTTCATTCTTCTCTCCACCAGGTAAATTCAGGGGCTTTAGTAACACCGTATCCCCTTGTTTCCCATTCCATCTCAAATGCCCAGTCCTTAACTGTGTCCATCATCCATCTCCACGGAGGGTCGAAGTCATACAGGATGATAAGGAAGTTGAAGATTGAACGGATAAACCCCAACCTTATATTGTCCAGGAAACAATGCTTGAAAAACCTGTCTCTAATGTCTATTAATTTATGTGTATTGGGATGCCATGTATGTCCTGGACCTTCCTCTATCGTAGGTTCTGGGAGTTTACTTATGGCGATTACTGTCTTGAGTACCTTGCGTATTGCTCTTAGTTTATCGAGTTTACTGGATGATGGTGATGTTAGGGTTTGAATACCATCCAGCAAGGGTTTCTTAATGCTGTGTAACATGAAGATTTGCATAGGCGGGGTCAGGTAGATGGTTTTCTCGTCTGTCATTCGGCCACCTCAAGGAACTTCTCCTGGAGGGGCATGAGCGTTTGAGCGTCAACTATAAACGGTAACTCAACCACATGACCACAACCCTCACACTTCACCTCTACTTTTTCAGGTAGCCTTATCCTTTCAAACTCAATATCATCAGGCCAGCGTTCAATTAGTAGCTCTCCAAACTCTCTGGAGAAATCACCCGCTTCAGGGGAATCCAGGTCTACATTAGTCTGATCCGTACCTTTGACAACCTTGCCGTAATGATTAACTAACTTTTGTCTCTCCTGTTCTATTACTCGATAAGGTCCCCCCAACTTGTTGGTAATGTACCCTATCTGCAATCCTGTTTTAACCGGGAACTTAATATGGGATAGTTTAACCAGATTAGGGTATGCCATCCATATTTCCTGGTTTTTAAGTTTCATTATCCTCCCCTGTTTTCTAGGTCCAAGTACCTACATAATTGATTACGTGCCACCCCTGACTATGAGCTGCAATGTTCAGCATATCGTATTGAGCGCCACTCGTCTTGGAATTAGCCCCATCTATGTCTTCAGTGGCATCGTAACCATATACGGCAACACCAGAAGAGAATGAAGCTGTAGCCTTGACGAGATAAGTCAACCCAGAATTACCCACATACGTTGGCAGGTACAGATAGATGGCGTCTGTTGACGCTTCGATTACTCCCGACTCGGCTGCTGTCAGATATTTAGTATCAGCAGACTTCTCGGTTATGAGTATCTTAGTAGGCGCACCCTCTATAAACTCCCCAGCAGTAAGGGTTAAATCACCCTCCAGTGCTACATCCCCCGTCAGTGTTACGGCCCCGGTTACTTCAAATGCTCCGGTTATATCCATGTCGCCAGTGATGGTGGTAGCCCCCGTGATAGTTGTAGCTCCAGTGACCGTAAGGTTCTTCGGGTATGTCGTATTGCCGATAACAATTCCGTCATTAGTAAGGGTAAATATCTTGCCCGTAGCTATCCCTACTACATCATCAAAGACTACCAGACTACCACCATCAAAGGCGTAGTCCAGTGTTGAATGTCTAATTTTGTTCCCTGTCCCCATATTAACACCTCCGTTTTTGGGTGATTGATTTCAATTTAAGTAGTGACTGCGTAAGCACCCACATCAAGGGCAACATAGAACATCGTCCACTTGAACGTACCTGTAGTGCTTGCATGGGCGTGAACATCAAGAGTGCCTTCCTGCAGGATTATGCCCTTGTTCTCAATCATCTGCACAGACCCTTTATGAGCTACAAGCTGGTTATCCCCAGGTGCGCCCGTAATGGATAGCAAATCACCTATGTCGCAGGTGTTCATATCAACAGCTGCAGACAAATCCGTATCGGCTGCCGTAGAGAGTGTCGGGTTAGCTTGCATCTTTATGTTATCAGTTGCGCCAACCGCAA